CTGTAGAAACAGTGTCAGAAAGATAAACTTGAGCTTCACAATCTGAGAAGATTTTTGCAGTCTTTTCAGCTTTGAGTGCTTTGTTCTCTTCTAAGAGTTTCACATTATGTTCTGAAAGAGTTACGAATTGGTCAGAAAGTTTTTTGTCCTCTTCAACTTCATCGACTTTTTCTTCCTCTTCCTTTTCCTCAGCTTCTGGTGCTTCTTCCGCTACAACCTCTTCGGCTTTAGCTTCAACTTCAGCAACGTCCGCTTTCACTTCTTCCTGCTCCTCATCGCTGAGTGCTTCACTCATATCTGAAAGAATTGTTTTTTCTTCCTTCGATACGATTTCTTTCTCCATCATGCTGGATAGAAATACTTTGAATGTTTCCATATTCTTGTTGTTAAGATATAAGTCTGAAAACGTGGGTGACAACCCCTTATATGCAGGGATATTTGTTAGGGCAAGCCCCATAATTACATATTTAAACTCTTTGAGCTTTCCATTAATGTAGGATTTCATTCCGTGCCATATCTCTAGGCTGAAATATCTATATGCTCCTGTACGAACAAACTCTTCACCCTCTGGTGTGAATCTGTAAAGCTGTCCATATAATGAATACGCCCCATCTTGTTTGCTTGATGGTGCTACATACATTGAACGTGGACTAATCCAAGCTACGGCTTTTTTATCCTCAGAATGATTAATATCTACAGCTATCTCAATACCAGCTATATCGGAGTTGAAACTCTGAGCCATTTCTTCAAGATCTGCTTTCTTATATTGAACCTCTCCATATTTATTCGTATAGATTTTATCACTATGAATAAACTCGTATGTGATATCCTCAAGCTTTGTTTGAGTATCGTTCTCGGTAGGGACTAATTCAATACTACTAAATATATGAGATAGTTTTTTGTATTCCTGCTTTTTCATAGTGTACACATATTAATTATATGAATGCACCCTTGCGGCAGGATACTTTTTATCTAGTACCAGTATACGCCCTACTCTGATTGCTCGTCAAGAATAGATTCAAGCTCTGCTCGTTGATCTTTAGCTCTTTTTTGTTCGAGTGCTAGTACACCGCTTGCTATAGCTAAGTAATAAGCGAACGCTCCATGATGTAAATTTAATCCTTGTATTGGATTCGTATTATTTCCACTAATTTTTTTATTTACAATATCAGTGAGTTCGTTCGGTGTATGTATTTTATACAGAACGTCAGCGGTCAATCCGTTCGGCTTCAACTGTTTGATTGTTTTCTTAGGCACTACCACTTTGAAGAACGCAAATCCTTCCTTAGTGTTATTAGTAAATATCACGTTGTTGTATGCAGCTCGTGGATGGGTGATCGTACTCAGCTTCAGAATATTCCGGTTGAACTTTGTTTCCCCTGCTTCTTTTATAGCTACATCCAGCCGCACCTCAGATGCAAAATTCATGGTGATTTTTTCTTTGATCCTTCGTGGCTCATTAAATAGTACCCCCTGCACATTAGATATATACCCATTAACAAATGAATTGAACTGCCCTGCATTAATATAAATATCTTCCTTAGTTTTCTTTTGTCCGAAAAATAAAGCATCAGCAATCAATGCAGCCCCTGCAAGCTTTGCAGCGTTCTCGAACATTCTGTTCTGAATAGTTCCATTAATAAGCTTATAATTCATTTTCTTTTCTGTAGTATTCACAAATTGAATAGCTGTTTTTTCTAGTTTTCTATTTTGTACTGAGTTAGATATGATTTTTTCCCCGTCCTTCATTTCAGTATCAGCTTTCTCGTATATCTTTGTCAGTCCTTTTTGTAGTACATCCTCAGTTTTTTCTACCCTTACCATAATGTTAGAAAACTCTGACTCTAAGTAGTTCTCGAAATTAGATATGTTTCTTACAAACGTATTCTCACGCTTGACAAGCTCCCTATTGAGAGCGGCTTCGCTCTTCTCTGTTTGGAATGTAGATTTTTTTTTTACCTCTGAGAATTCTTCTTTCTCTTCATGTGGGCCTACTACTACCGGAGGTGGTAAAGTATCCCTTTCTGCATCCTCTTCTTTCTCCGGTAATCCTAGCGCTTCTCTGATCGTCTCCTCGTCCCCATCACTCCAAGAAATCAATCCGGCATTCTTAGCAGTAGCGAGTGCATTCGTTTGCTCATCTAAACTGATTTGTCCTATATCAGTACATTTAATTAATGGACTTTCTACATCACCGAAATTTGCTTGAACTAATTGATCAATAAGTGTTTGCAATACAGAACATACGTAATCCGCTTTACTCTGTAGATTTCTAAGAAAGAAACTTGATTGGTCTTTACTCAATGCATTCGATCCACCCTCTCCGCTAGATAAGTTCAAGAATCCAGCAAGCACTGAATCATATAGTTTTCTGTCATAATAAAGTAGTAGCTTCTCAGCAAGTCCAAGTGTAGCCCCTCCCCCAGATGGTGTAAGAATAGCGAACTCGGTTACGTTCTCATTAAGCACTGCATATGCTTGTTCGTTACTCTTTATATTTTTAAGTAGCTCTTCGTATTTTGAAACATCCCCGACATTTCCTTTTGTCTTAATATAAGGGACTCCGACTCCGTATCTCTCGACAGCTATTCCTGCCACCTTCCCTATATAATCTTTGTAGTACCACGCTTTGTAGCCAGCTCGTAGTGCTGATTCACCTTCGTAGCTATTTCCTCGCCTCTTATGCGTGAACAAAAGAAGTTTCTCCCAAGGAATTGTAAGCGTAACCAATCCATTCGTACTTTTTGCTTTCCTTTCATCATCGCTGTTGAACTCCTGAGTGATTCCTGCAGGGTGTCCATCAATCCAATCTTGCCCTTTTATATCCCAGCTTTCTATTGAACTCTGTAATCGTGGTGACAGCCTCTTCAATTCAATCTTTCCGTTGTTCATCATTAAGATGATCTCGAATAAAGAAAAACCATAATCGAACATTGTGAGAATATCCTCCATCGCTTGCTGGAAATTTATATTCTCAAATATTTGTTTATGTATGAACTCTGCTATGTCCTCGTCTTTCTTTTCTTCTGTAAATGGCTCAATAAAAAACTTAGCTGAAAGAATAGGATTTTTTAATGCATCAAGAATAGCCGCACATGTTTCATCGCCCCATTTCATTGTTTCAACTGTAGTGACTCTAGTCGCTAAGTCTTTCCACTTCACATTGTAATCAATATCTATGTATCCAGAAAAAATGTCAGTCCCAACGACCCCGATTTCTTCCTGCATCAATTCCTTATCTATAGGTAGTTCTTTTTTTTCCATATCTATAGGTAGTTCTTTTTTTTCCTTATCTATAGGTAGTTCTTTTTTTTCCTTATCTATAGGTAGTTCTTTTTTTTCCATAAATTAGAATGTGATGGAATTTATATTTTCAGATTTGTCTTTTCGTCCTGCATTTGGATTAAAGTCTCTATGTATGTTTCCTTGTCGTACTCCCCAAACAGCCAAGGCTAGGCTATCTGCGAAGTCGGGACTCGATAAACCTTGTTTCTTCATTTCTTCTTTTGAGACGATTTTCAAGTTCCCAGTGCTACTGTAAGTGTATAAGATACTGGATAAATGTGCAATGAGTTTTCCCTTGTCTTGTTTCTTGATCTGCCCATCTAAAAAAACCTTGCGTAAGTTCCAGAATATTTCGGCTTTAATATTTGCATATCCTTCTGTTGTTGCCTTCTCTCCAAAGTTCACTGCCTGAGTAGTTACACCCTGTTCTCGTAATCTATCGGTAACACCTCCACCGAGTCCAGTATCGTCAACCACTACAATCGGTGGGAATCCTCGGCCTGAGTATTCGTTGTATATAGTTTTTACTTGTCCTGTAGTCTCCATTAGATTTTTTCCGTTATACCAAACAATATCTATGATCTCCATGTTTTTTAGTACTGTTATTACGGTGTTATCAGAACCAAAACGAGCCACATCTACCCCAATGACCAAGTGTTCCCTGCCATCGTATTCATGGCTTTCTTTGGCAGCAATCACATACCGGAGCGGTATAAGTGTATTGTCACCCTCCTCTGGAAATTTCGCTTCTACCAAAGATTGAAACATCGGACTATCGATTCCCCATTCTTCTATTTTTACATATACCCATTGAGGTGTATTAAGCATTGGATACGGCAACGGCAATGCATCTAGTTCCTCCATTGTGTATTTCTGTAAATCCTCTATACAATGAATCCCATTTTCTTTGAAGTTTGGAGTTTCCCATGTTGGTATTTTAATTTTGTTCCATGCACTAGATGTCCACGCATCATAAAATCTACCAATCGGATTTGTTGGATTCCCTATAAATAATATACGTGCTTCTTTTGTTGTGAGGTTCTGTTGTAATGCGTCAAGTATGTCGATTGATACTCCGCTAGCTTCATCTACGATAATAAGGATATGAGAGCCTTTGGCGTGGAATCCTTTTGCTTTTTCTTTATCTCTCGGACTGAATCCAAATGAGAACCAGTTCGGCCCGATATTTAATTTCTCGTTTAATATTTCCCCGCCTAGATGAACTTTAGCACCTGCATATGCTCCTCGTATCTCTCTCCATAAAACATTGGATACTTGGTGGAAGTTAGGTGCTGTTGTAATAACAATCGAATCTGGATGCAGGTATAAAAAAGCTAGAGCAATACGAGCAGCTATATAGCTTTTTCCAGAAGCATTGCAACTAGCTACTACTGTTCGTTGGTTCTCAAAAACAGAATACAAAATATCCTTTTGTGTTTCCCATACATCCGATCCCAGTATTTCACTTACAAAAACATCGGGATTATTTTCAAGTTTTAGTAGTTCCTGCATTTTTCTTTTTGAGCTGTGTAGATACGGCTCTCATAGCATCAGCGAATGAGTCGAACTTATTATCGCCATCCTCTCCAATAAGTTGTGTTTCCTGATATCCTCGTTTCTTTCCTAGAGTTTTGAGTGCAAATATAATCGCAGTCGTGTCCTCTTTATTAATTCGATTCATTAATTTACCTTCAATAAAATCAAGCTTTATATCTAGAGGTTTGCAGTCTGTGACTTGTTGTGTAAACTTCTCATCTTTCCTACACCAGTCATAATAACACTCTCTACTAATACCGATAGACTGGCATGAGATAGTGATATTCCCGAACGCTTTTTTATACGCATCAAGAAAAGCTTTCTTTTTTATCGCTGTTTTGTCAGGTTTAGTCATACGTCAAGGTTAGAAATTTAATCGTATTGTAAATTCGTTCGCTTTCCTTTTTACCTGTGAAATCATAGAAGGATAAAGTTTGATGAGTTTCTTTATAGCATCTCTTTCCATAGCTATAGTACGATAATCCTTGCACCCTCCGTCTTTCTTCCAGTATTCATTCTCCCAGTACAAATATCTTATTCCCAGTATACCCCCTTTTTCTTTTATATGTCGCAAGCATATCTCATAGTCTTCTTTGACCTTGAAATCCTCATCAAAGTAATACTCTCCATCGTTTATTATACCCATACATGAAGCTGTCACATAACACTTAAATAGTATTGGTTTATACGGTATAGTTCCACGTCCTGAGCTTTCTGTTCGCACTCCCCAAATTTTGAAATCAAGTTGCTCTGCTAGATCAAAGTATTGCTCGAACTCTTCCATCCAGAAGTTCTCATCCTGTAATTTAATGTGCTTTGTTTTGTCTTTCTCTAGCTTTACATATGCACTTGCTTTTACATCATCATCTATAAATACAACTCTTGTATCATTACAGTTTTTCAATATCCAGTTTCTCGTACTTGTGATTCCTTGTATTTCTTTAGGTACAGGAATGACGTTTTTATAGAGTTCCGAGTACTGGTGATATTCGCTCGTAGGTACAAAAAACGTAGCATGAGGTAGTATCTTCTGCGTTGTTGTTTGTCCTGCTCGTCCTTTACTGGGTACAGCTATAATCATATGTTTTTATTGAATCGAGTTTTAAAATCTTCCCATTCAAGTATTCTTTCTATTCCTGTCGCTTCGAGTGGGCTTCCTTTTTTATACCCTCCACGCCTGACCATTTGTAGTTGCAAGTGTTCTTTGATCTCTTCCCATTCGATACTGTTAGGATCAGCCATAATCAAGATATACTCTTTAGGCGGCTCTAGTTGTAAGCTCTGAGGTACTTCTATCTCTTCGCCATCTTCCAGATTATCAATCTTTTCATTCAATGGTATATCTACTCCCCAATCCATGAGTTTTTCTTCATCCCATTCATTTGCTAACATGTCGAAATCCCACATCCCATTACTTACATTGTCTCTGACTATTATTTCCTGTTCCTGTTCCTCTGTAAGTTTCTCCATCAGTGTTGCGGGTACTTCTTTCCATCCGAGGTCTTTCGCAGCTTGAAATCGTGTATTGCCGGCTATAATAATCTGCTCTCCTGTTCTATCGCTTATAATACAAGGGCGTGCTTCAAAAAAGTCTTTCCCTCGTTCCCCTTGTAGTGATTCTTTGAGTTTCTGATACTGCTCATCTTTTATTATCCTTGGATTGTCCGGATTCTTTTTTAGTTCTGCTATCTTTTTGTATTCCATAAGGTTTTTTTATTAAGTGATTGTCCTCTATGTGTACATGGTTATACCGCTTTACTTAGACCGTGTGACTACGCAGCTCGTTTATTCACAGAATGTATACACCTTGAGAGCAGATAAGTGGCAACGTGTCGTTGACTTCCAGACCAGCAAGAGGACTGTCACTACTGTATCATGTTTTATTTATTTATGCACTAACCGTTTTTCTACTTATCAAAGTGTTTAATGAGTTTACGCATACTGCTGACACGTTCTAACTAGGTGACATTTCTTATTCCTTTTCTTACTCATAAATGCTCTTCTTCTTTCTACCCAGTGAGG